GGAGAGGCACAAAGCAAACCTCTAGGAAGTACCTTTTCATTTAAAACGCCTTGCAGATGCCTTAGCACGAGCAAAGTTTTTTCTAAAGTTCTCTCTCATTACCTTGTTTGCCAATCTATCTGCATCCTCGTAGAAACTAAACTGATTGTCAATCTTAACTGAACCTTGTTCCAATAAATATAACCTCTTTAATGGATATGCTTTCTTTGTTGTCCTCTGCAAGATCATCTCTTGACCTCTAACCTTTTGCCTAAATGCTTTAGGTCTATCAAGCAATGGTCTAGGTCTATTCCTTGCAGTAACACCACCTCTTGCTCTTAGTGGCATATCTTCTGCAGGTATAGCTATAGACCTACCTCTAGGTGTCTTTAACCCACCAACTGCTAATCTCTGTAAGAAATCTTTATGTCTATTACCACTCGGATAGTTCTGCACAGTTGCAACTAACTTTCTTTTGGTTGCTCTATTGCTTCCCCTTATAGGCATCATAACTGCTTTCATAAAGGTTGGGTTCTTTACCTTAACATCTTTAGTCCATACGTTTTCTATTGTGTTCTTTCTTATTTGGAAAGCTGCATCATTAAGCGTATTAGCTAATGCAAATGGCATTTGGTTTTTACCAAATGCATCTATAGCTTTAGAAACTGTTGATGCATTACTTCTCACATTTATATTCAATGTATACTCCCAACATCATCTATATTTAATATCACAACAGTTCCAGTACAATCACTTGCATCAAATATAATTTTATAACATTTATCGCATTCTATCTGACCACTAAACTCAACAACATTACCTGATGTCCATTCGTGGCAATATAGACACTTTACTTCTTCACCAAAAAATTTAACACGATCAATCATTATTAGATTATCCTAATAAAAACCAATCGTGTCAATGTTCTTATATATCATTCAGTATAGAGTGACCTCTACCACCTAAACATTTCATAACCATTTTCTTATAAGAATATGTGCCATACATCCTATCAAATGTACCAGATGCATCTTCAGCTAATGATCTACATTCTGTTAAATCCCTCTGATAATGATTAGCTTCTTTACTTACTCTAAGATCAGCTACAGGTGTAAATGCACAACCACTAACCAATAAAGATAATAATAATATGTTTCTCATTCTTTCCACTCCCTATGTTTTTTATTTAATCTTTGAGACAACCTATTAGAAAACCCAATGTAATGATTTAGTTCTGGTGAACTTTCTCCATCAACATATAAATCATTAGCTTTATTTGTTAAGTGTTCCAAATAGTTATCTAATGCATCTAGAATGTGTTTCAATTCATATTTAGAAAATGCTATCTTCATTACTTACACTCCCTATGATGGTGATTTGCTAATGCATAAAATGCAAATCGTTTTGTTTTATCATATTCAAGATGTTTAGTAGCATCAACATCCCATCCCCATTCTCCACCCCAACTTGGTGTATACCAAATATTTCCAATTTTTTGATTCTTATAAAAAACTTCCCAATCAGAAACTCCTGACCACTTTGCAAATGCTCTTTCTTTTTCATTATTGTAACCATCTTTTGGTCTTTTTAATTTATAATCTTTAATATTCATTTTATTCTCCCAATAAAAATATGGGGGCAATTAATCCCCCAAAGTAAATTTTAGTATGAGGCTTGGTCATCTAAGTGGTTTAGGACTTGTTCTATTGAACTATTAAATCCGTTTTTAAGAACACAATTACTAATAACAATATCATAGTCATTGCTATCATCTTTAAACTTAAGACCTATTGGATGTGTGTTACCCTTAGCTTGAGCCTCAAGTATCATCTTTCTTATAAGACTTGATACTGCATACTCAATGTCTTGGACTAATTCCTCATAAAGATCAGGAACTATAGTTTCGTTAGTCTTAGGGTCTTGTTTGACTTGGTTAAGCATTTAAACCTCCTATGCTTGATTAGATATAATTATTAATTACCAAATTGGTAATAGCATGTCAACAACAAAAAAGCATTTTATTTATTTTTTTTTAACACACAAAACTTTTGCATCTATTCCCTTATGATCTGGATATAATTTAGTCGCTTCTATCTCAAACCATTCCTCAATCATTCTTCTATCTGCTCTGCAATCTTCTTGTGTCTTAAACTCTATCTTAGGCTCATAAAACCCTTGTATGTGCTTTCCACCCTTGTGAGGTGGTGCATCAACTAATACGATATAAAACCCTAATAACATCTCAAACATAATTACCTCCCTAATTCAAACTTATCGCATAATTCTCTTGTTGTTAACTTCTCCCCATAATATTCAGCATATTGAAATTTCATTGAAGTTGTAAAAGCATTCCTCAACTTATCATAATTAACACCACCCCATTCAGATGGATTACTTTGTGCTTTTCTATAAAGCTGATCTAACCAACTTTGTATCAAATCCTTTTGAGGTTGTGATAGTTCTTTTTCTGCCCTTACAGACGTGCTTTTATCTTTTTGGTCTGATTGTACCTTAACAAATGTTTTCGGCTTTCTCTTAGCTTCTTTTCTAAACCAATTCATATAAAATGCATTTGGGTTTGCATACTTAGCTTTATTTCCATTTTGCTCATTCCATAACCTAATATCTTCAATAACATCATCTGCATCTAATCCTAAATCTGCTGCATATTTTTTTATGTCATCTGTTACTTCAAAATCTATTAATAAAACTTCTTTAGATTTTTTCTTCTTATTATTATTATAATGGTTATTATTAATGGTTCGTACGACACCATCTGTCGTAACCAAACCTGATTTTGTCGTAACCATTTTTTGGATGTGACAATCTGACACGTCAAGGTTGTCGTAACCATTTAGTCCCGGAAAGTCATATAATGATGATTTATTGGGTCTAAATTTCTTTTTTATAAGACCTAATTCGATTAGCATTTCAATCTTTCTCTGCACAGTTCTAATAGAACATTCTGCACGTTCAGCTAATAATTCTTGTGATGGAAAACTATATTGTGTCGCATCATTAAAATGATTAGCTAAATTTATAAATATTAACTTAGCAGTTGGATCACCAACCTTTATATCCAGAGCATAATTTAATGCTTTAATACTCATTTATTTATTCCTTAATCTGTGCATTCACCATCATCTGCTTGACAAAAATAACCTTGTTGGTCAAAAACCCAATCTTGCTGATTGCTTACATATTTAAACATTTTTGTTAAATTTCTATCTCTATTAAATTGTTTTTTTGTATCTTGCTCCATTTGCATCCACCATTTAGTTTTGTGTGGATATTCTTTCATCATCATAGCTAATTGCGATTCTGATTTTAAAAAACAAAGATCACAATTTCCCATCATAGTTTTACCATTAACAACAGGTAAATTTAATTTGAAAGATTGTTTACTCCAAAAAATATCAATATCAAATAAAGTTTCATTAGACAAAACTATTGGATAATAAGGAATATATCCTTGATCTGATTTATCTTTAACTCTTTTCTTTTCATCTGCCCTTATTCCTAAACAATTATTCCAATTCTTCCATCCTAATTGTTTTAAATATTTACTAGCAGTTTGTATCTTTAAAATACCTGTGCAATATCTTTGTAATGCATTAGGTAATCTTTTATATTTTTTTATAATTTTTTCAAAAGGCTCACCATTTCTACTTGCAGAATTATGACTCACTTCTTTAAATGTATTTTTATCAACAATTAAATCATATTCTAACCAAATTACATTAACATTCCATCTCTGTGAACATTCTTGAACAAAGTCTAATGTTTGTTCCATTTCCTTACCAGTATTAGTAAATATAACTTTTACTCTATCAGAAAATCCATTATTAGCTTCAAGCATTTTATAAAGCATATATGCACTTGTGCGACCACCACTAAAACTTATTTGCACATTCCCAGATGGTAAAGTGTAACTCATTTATTTTCCCCTAATAATTGGACTTGTTCCTATCAATTTAAATTTACTTATTGGATAATGTGCGACCACTCCAAAATCTAACACATCTTTTCTATCAGTTCTGCCACCTAGCTGAACATCAAAGTCTGAATTAAAATCAATATATCCCATAACATCTGACCAACATACTAACAATAATGTCTTGACACTTGTAAGGGCAGATAAATTTCTTGCAGCTTGAACTTTATCTAAATTAACAAACATAGTCTGATATTTATTCATATTAAAAACACGACACTTAACTTCAACAAAAACAACTATTCTTTTTTTCTTATAACAAGCAAAGTCAATCTTTTGTGTAAATGGTAGCTTCTGTTTTTCTAACTTATGCATCCCACAAAACTCATCAATGACTGCATTTTCTCTGATTAAATCAGATTTACTTTCATATATTGGTCTAGCCATTAGGATTTTTCCTATTCTTCAATAAGTCACAAAAATCATCAAAATCTAAAACAACCATAGGCTTTTTACGATCAGCACATATAACTAATGCTTCACCCTCTTTAGCTAACCAATCATATAAAGTTTTAAATCCATCACCTCTTTTCTTTAATTCAAATGTCATACTCTCACCATTTGGCAAATCAGCTATTACATCACCTTTTAACCAACTTGCTCCAGACAGAGGTACACGCCTTGCCGGGATATCGTGAAATTCAAATTTATTTACAATCTCACGTTCAAATCTTGCACCTTTATCTCTTTGCATTTTACCCATTAACCCAATCCCTCAATCCAACATCTGATTTACTAATTTCTTCAATCTTAATAATCATATTAACAGATGGTGTCCTTTGACCATTAATCCATCTGTTAACTGTTACATTGCTGACACATAAAGCATCAGCAAATTGTTTTTGTGAGATATGGTTCTCTGATAACCATTCTTTAAGTTTCATTAAATTATGCTCCTATAAATTGTGTGTCTTTATGCTCTAATAATTTATGACACTTTCTAACCAATCTTTTAATATTAGGATCAGTTTCATCAAAATTTTTAGTCATAGCGATTATTGTGCATAATTCACGATCATTAAACATTAATTCAGCTAATGATTTATAATCATCACATACATTTTGAAAATATATATTATTCATTCTTTTCTCCTATTGATGGAACTGAATTAAAATATTTATAACCCTCTGCTGAATATTCAACACTTTCTAATTTTAGAATATGAAAATCATCAGAAATTAAATTACAAACCTTTTTTATGTCATCAGATTCAATAATATATTCTTCAAAAAATCCTGATGCATTATATCCCTTAACTTGAAACCTATATAATAATTTTGCCATTGTTTTCTCCTATCCAAAAACTACTAATAAAAATATTGCAAATCCAAACATAACAAATAGAAATGCTAACTCTAAAATATAAACACCAAAGTTCTTTAAAAATTTAATCATTTTGTTTCTCCCTTTTATTTGCTTCTTTTAAAAGACACCCGGCTAAAAACCACGCTTCTTCAAGTGGAGCATTTATAATGCCCTTTTTAGCAAGACCTGCTTTTGCTTTTGCAA